CGCGGCGAGTGCCGGCCGACGCCGGCTCCTACGCCCTGACGGGTTCCGCCGCCGGGTTGAAGGCCGGCCGAAAGCTCGCCGGGGACGCGGGCTCCTACTCCCTGACCGGGAACACGGCCACGCTCGACTACAGCGGGAGCGGGAGCAAAACCCTGTCCGCCGACGCGGGCTCGTACTCCCTGACCGGGTCGGCCGCCGCGCTCCGGGCCGGGCGGAGGGTGACGGCGGCGGCCGGGGGCTACCGGCTGGCCCCCTACGGGGTCGGGTCGGACGGGGCGGCCTACCCGCTGGACGGGAGCACCCTGGACCAGTCCGGGAACGGTCGTAACCTGTCCGCCGCCACGACCTACGGCACCGGCCGGCTCGGCCAGGGGCTGGCGACCGGGAGCCCGAGCGTCAACCCCTGGACCGGGTTCACGGGGGTGCCGCTGAGCGTCCAGTGCTGGGTCTACCACGCGAGCGGCGGGTCGACCCAGGTCCGGTGGAACACGCTGGCCACCCAGATCTTCCACCTGGCGACGGTCTCCACCGGGGAGGTCCAGATCCGGCAGGGCAGCTCGACGACCGCGACCGGGGTGACCCTGGCGGACGCGACCCACAGTCACGTCGTCCTGACCGTGGACGGGTCGAACAACGGGGCCCTGTACGTCAACAACGCCTCGGCCTGGACCGGGACCGTGACCCCGCCGACCGCGTTCGGCCGGTTCAACCTGAGCGCCTCGGGGGGCTCGGTCCTGGACCAGGTGGAGCTGTACGGCCGGATGTTGTCGGCCGACGAGCGGGCCCTCTCGTACAACAACGGGTCCGGTCTGAACCAGACGGCCCGGTTGGCCTACGGGCGGGGGTTCGTGGCGGCCGCCGGGGCCTACGCCCTGTCGGGCAGTGCGGCCGGACTGACGGCGGGCCGGCGGGTTACCGGCGACGTGGGTTCGTACTCCCTGGCCGGTAACGCGGCCGGTCTGGCGGTCGGCCGGAAGGTCGCGGCCGCGTTCGGCTCCTACCTGCTGACCGGGGACCCCGCGGCCCTCCGGCGGGCCGGGCGGCTGGTGGCGGCGGCCGGGTCGTACGCGCTGTCCGGGGCGGCCGCCACGCTCGCGTACACCCCGCTGTTCGTCCCGACCCCGCCCCTGGTCGACCTGGTCCTGGACTTCCTCCACGAGCGGGGGCTCACCCTGGACTACCCGCACGTCCGGAACGCGACGTTGGAGGTGCACCGGTGAGCTGCGACTGCGACGACGACCTGGACGTCGACCTCGGCACCCTGGCCACCGAGAGCACCGACCGCATCCGGGTGACGGTCAAGAAGGACGGGGTGGCCTGGACCGGGATCGACTCGGTGCTGTTCCGGTTCCGGAAGCCGGACATGGAGACCGAGTTCGACCGGGACGCCACCCTGGAGTCCGGGGCGGTCTGGTACTACGACACGACCACGACCGACATCACGACCGAGGGCGAGTGGTCCCTGTCGGTCAAGGTCACCGACGGCTCGGTGGTCAAGTGGTACCCCGGGTCGATTGTGTTTACGGCGGAGGACCGGACGTGACCCACAGCGCGGCCGACGTGACCCGCTGGTACCTGATCGCGGCCGGGGTGGGAACCGACCCCCACGAGGCGGGGAGCTGGCCGGTGTTCGCCGGGCACGAGCCGTCCACCCCAGACAACTGTATCACCGTGTACGACACGGACGGGCCGAACAGCGGCCGGAGCATGATCGACGGGGAGGTGTTCGGGTTCGAGGGGGTCCAGGTCCGGGTGAGGAGCAAGGACTACCCGACCGGGTACGGCAAACTCCGCCTGATCCTGGTCGCCCTGGCCGAGTCCGTGTATCAGACCGTGGTGGCCGTCGGGACCGATCGGTACGTGGTCCACGCCTACGACCAAATCACCAACCCGATCCCGATCGGGAGGGAGACCCCCACGAGTTCCCGGCAGGTGTTCACCGGGAACGTGATCATGACTTACCGACAACTGACCTAACGGAGACCTTTCGATGATTGCCGCCGCGTTCTTCCTGATCCTCATGGCGGTGCTGATCGTCTGCGCCGCCCCGTCCCCAACGACCAGACAAACCCCGGGCGGCCGCCGGCTCCTCGACGGGTACAGCACCAAGATCACGTTCGCCCGCGACCCGGACGTGTCGCTGTGGGAGGTCAGCGTCAAGCCCCCCGGGATCGACGGCGGCGACCCGATCGACACGAACACGATGCACAACGTGTCGTGGCGGACGATGGCCGCCCGCGCCCTCAAGACCCTGACCGAGTCCACGTTCACGGCCGCCTACGACCCCGACTGCTACAACCAACTCCTCCAGCTGGTGAACGTTTACGACACCCTCACGGTTCGGTTCCCGGACGGGTCCACGCTCGCCTTTTACGGGTTCCTCCGGCAGTTCGACCCGAACGACAACACGGAAGGGGAGATGCCGACCGCCACCGTCACCTTCCAGCCGACCAACTACGACTACACCAACGCCGTCGAGGCCGCGCCGGTTCTGACGTCCGTCGCCGGGACCTGACCCAGCCGGACCGGGAGACGCCACCCGGGGCTAAAGCCGGGAGGGCCGTGGGAACCGGCCCGCTTCCACCTTCCGCCAACCCTCTCACCCCAAGGAGAGACACATGCCGGTCGTCAACCTCGACTTCTCCGACATCACCAAGACCGAGCTCCCGTTCGAGTGGGGGGGCAAAAAGTACGTCCTCGTCGAGGCGTCCGGGGCCCAGATGGTCAAGTACCGGAACATGGGCCTCCGGGCGGCCAAGATGTCGGACGGCAAGTTCTCCATGTCGGACCTAACCGGCCTGGCTGACACCGACCCGTTCCTGATTTCGTCCTGTGTCCGGGAGGTCATGCCCGACGGACACGGTTCCCACCGGCCGGTATCGGTCGAAGAGGTCAAGGCGTTCCCGGCCCGCGTGATGAACCGCCTGGCGGACGCGGCCCGGAAGGTCTGCGGCCTCGACGACGCGGCGAACGGGACCGACGACCGGGCCGGGGCGTTCGCCGACCTCCTCGCCCGGCCGGACTCCCCGATCACCTACGAGGTCATGCGGGACTTCATCCGCAAGGCCCTGGCCGAGGACGAGCGGTTCCGCCCCCTGGACTCCTTCCTGGAGGACGTTAAGGACGTCACAAAAAAGTAGCCCGGGAGCACTCGGCCTGGTTCCAACTGGCCGAACTGCTCCACCTCCCCCTCCAGGAGGTCATGGAAGGGACGACCGAAAGACAACTGGACGCCTGGCGGGCCCACCTCCGCGCGAAAGACCGGCCGTTCCTGGACCGCCCGATGACCCCGGAAGAGGTCGAGACCAGTAAGGCCGCCTGGGAGGCCGTTACGAAAATGAAGGCGTCGCCACAATGAGTCAGACCACCGAGCTCGAAACCCTGGTGACCCGGTTCACCGGGGACAACGCCGGCCTGCTGTCGTCCATCAAGCAGACCGAGACCCGGCTGCGCACGTCTGCGAACTCCATCGAGGCCGAGGGGCGGCGGCTGACCGACTCATTGAAGACCGGCCAAGAGGCTTACGCCAACCGTGTCGGATACCTGTCCAAGCTCCTCAAGGCCGGGGCCATTTCCCAGGAGACTTACGCCCGGGGCGTCAAGCAGGCCGAACTGGCCATGCAAAAGTGGAACGACGCCCAGGAGGAGGGGGCGAACCTCACCCAGATCTCGACCCGCCGGTTTTCGATCCTCGGGTACCAACTCCGGGCGTTCGGGTCCGAGGCGGCCGCGGCCCTCGTGCCGGTCCTCGCCCTGTGGCACGGGGTCAAGAGGCTCGGGGCCAGCGTCGCCCTCGCGGAGGAGTTCGAGTCCCAACAAGTCAAGATGGAGGTGATGCTCAAGAGCGCCGACAAGGCCAAGAAGATGATGGAGGACATCGAGCAGTTCGCCGCCAAGACCCCCCTCGGGTCACGGGAGCTCATCCCGGTGGCCAACCAACTCCTCCAGTCCGGGTTCGAGATGGAGAAGATCATCCCGACCATGCGGATGCTGGGCGACGCGGTCATGGGCGACGCCCAGGCCCTCCAGCGGGTCGGCAAGCAGTTCACGGACACGAAGAAGCTCGGCCGCCTCCTCGGGGAGGAGTTGAACGTGATGGCCGAGGCCGGGTTCGACGCCATGGAGGCGTTGGAGAAGTCGACCGGCAAGAACCGGGCCGAACTCATGAAGATGAAGGAGGCCGGCCAGATCACGTTCCAGATGCTGAACAAGGCGATCCAGCAGGCCACCGGCCCCCAGGGGCGGTACTTCCAGGGGATGGAGAAGTCCGCCACGACCATGAAGGGCCTCCGATCCACCCTCGCGGACAACATGTCCATCCTCCAGAGGCAGATCGGCCAGGACATCGTCGACCTGTTCCGCCTCAAGGACGTCATCCGCGGTGTCGGGGACGCGATCGCGTTCGTGACGGACCGGTACAAACAGCTTACCCTGGAAACCAAGAGGTTCATCGTCGGGACCGGCGCGGCGACGGCGGCCCTGACGGCGTTCAAGCTCCTCTGGCCGATCCTCGCCCGCGTCGGCCCGCCCCTCCTCAAGGTCCTCGCCGGGGGCATCCTCGCCCTCGTCAACCCGATCAACCACGTCAAAAAGGCGTGGGCGGCCCTCACCCTGTTGTTCACGACGAGTCCCACCGGGGTGGCGGTCCGCCTGCTGCTGGGGGCCGTCACCCTCCTCGGGGCCATGTTCGTCTCCCAGGCGGGCGGGATCGTCGGGGCGCTCGAACAAATCAAGGGGGCGGCGGAGCGGGCCTGGGCGTGGACGGAGCCGATCCGGCAGGCCCTCGTCTCGTTCTTCAACAGCGTCTGGGAGGTCATCAAGGCGGTCGGGGAGAGGGTTCAACAGTTCCTCTCGACCCTGTGGGACGTCGTGTTTGGCCAGACGAAGGCGGACTGGGACAAGATCCGCAACGTGGTCGTCGAGGCGATCCTGTTCATGGAGTACACGGTCCGGAACTTCGCCGAGGTCTGTAACCTCGTCTGGCTCAAGATCAAGCTCGGGTTCCATGTCATGGTGGACGGGATGAAGGACGGGTTCATAGCCCTGGTGGCGGCCGCCTGGGCCACCGCCGCCTCGGTCGGGACGGCCTTCAAGCACGCCACCGACGTCCTCACCGGGGTGATGTCGTTCGACGACCTGGGCCGGGAGATGGGCGAATCCTTCAACAAGGCGTTCGCGAAGGCCGCGTTCACCCTCGGGGCGGGGGAGCGGGACGCCACGAAGCAGGCCCGCAAGGACTTCAAGGCCCAGGAGGAGTTGACCAAGCAGAAGTTCGCCGACTTCCGTGACGCCAAACTCAAGCAGTTTGAGGAGGAGCGGAAGGCCCAGGGCAAGCACAACGACAAGAAGCTCGCGGACGAGGACAAGTTCCAGTCCGGCATGGCGTCCAAGGTTTCCGCGGGGGACGCGGCGGCCCTCCGGAGCGCCGAAGCCCGCACCCGCATGTACGAGTACCGGTTCAACAACATGCGGCGGAACCCGGACGGGACGCCGATGGACCCGAACGGGGCGGCCGCCGACAAGTTCCGAGGACAGCAAGCGGCCGCCGCCGACGCCTACCGGAAGAGGTTTGCCGGGTACAAGAGCCCGAAGTACATGGGGGCTGGGCCCAACGACATGATCGCCCGGGACGCCTCCGGCAACCTGACGCGGGGCAACACGGTCGTCCCGGCCGGCCAATCGGCGGACGTCGAGAAGAAGCAACTGGACACATTGAAGGCGATTGAGAAGTTGATCCAGATGGGTCAGAGGAACCCGGCGGTGGTCCTCAACCCGGCCGGACTGGGGGGCATCTGATGGCCGGGCCGATGATCATGGGGCCGCGGCGGTGGTCCATGACCCGGGACACCGAGGGCCACCGCGAATACAAGCTCGTCCTCTTGATCGTCACCGACGACAAGTCCGACGGGCCGTTCGTGATCTCCCAGACCCCCGGCCTTCCGATCCCCGGGACGTGGTGGGTGGTTGGAAATGACGCGGACCTTTGGGCATGGTGTCGGCCGAACGCGACATTCACCGCACTGGTCAACGACGAGGCCAATTATTGGTGGGAGGTCGAGTACACGTTTTCGACCAAGCCGCCGGAGTTCGGAAAACAAAGGTGTAACGACACCCAGATCCAGGACCCATTGCTGGAGCCGATGCGGGTGTCGGGCGGGTTCAACAAGTTCACGGAGGAGGCGAGCTTCGACCGGTTCGGGAACCCCCTCAACAACAGCGCCTTCGAGCCGTTCCGGGGGGCCCAGGTCGAGTTCGACGCCAACCGCCCGACCGTCCGTGTGGAACAGAACGTGGCCCTGCTCGGCCTCCCGACCTTCGCCCCGATGATCGACTGCGTCAACGACTCGACCCTATGGGGCTGCCCCCGCCGGTGCGTGAAGCTCTCCAATGTCTCCTGGGAAAGGAAGTTCTACGGGACCTGTTACGTCTACTACACCCGCGTCCTGGAGTTCGAGATCAACTTCAACACGTGGGACCGGGACGTCCTGGACGAAGGGACCAAGGTCCTGTACGGGCACTGGGACGCCGCCACCGGCAACTACGTCCTCGACAACATCGCCGGGGTGGCCCCGAACCCCCGGAACCCGAACCACTTCAAGCAGTTCCAGGACCGGAACGGTGAGAACACCCGGGTGGTCCTGAACGGGGCGGGCCTCCCGGCGGAGTCCGTGGTCGGGGGCGGGCAGCGACTCGTCGGGGGCAACGTCTCCGTCCCGACCGTGACGAGCCCGGGGAGCGCGTACAAGGTGGGGGACGTGTTGTCGATCACCGGGGGCACGTCCACGACCACCGCGACCCTCCGGGTGACGAAGGTGACGTCCGGGTCGAGCCCCGGCGGGGTGCTGGCGGTCTGGCCCCTCAACCGGGGGGTCTACTCGGCCGTACCGGCCAACTCCGTTTCCGTGACCGGCGGGGCCGGGACCGGGGCGACGTTCGACGTGACGTGGGAGACGTTCGCGGGCATTCCCACCAACATCGGGTACGCCCACGTCGAGAAGTACCCGGAGGCCAACTTCCTCCTGCTCAACATCCCGGTCGTCTTCTAAGGGGTACCGATGGCCGACGAGGCAACCGTAAACTGTTCCCTCCAGATCCGGAGTAGCACCGGAACCCTCCAGTACCGGAGCAACCCGACCGCGTTCCTGGCGGACGTGGCCGGGAACAAGGGGCCGGTCCCCGGGGCGGTGACGGTCCCGACGACCGGGGTCAACGTGGACCTGTCCGGCCTGACGTACAAGGGCCTGTGTCGGGTCATGAACCTCGAACTGGAAACAGCGACGACTTACGTCATGCTCGGGGTCTACGACGGGACCAACTTCTTCCCGCTGATGGAACTGCTACCGGGCGAGACCTACGTGTTCCGCCTCTACCGGTATTTCGGGGCGGAGTACGCGGGGACCGGGACGAACGCGGACGCCGACAACCTCCGACTGATGTCGGTCGGGGGCACCAGCGTGGTAACCGTCGAGGCGTTCGAGCGGTAAGCCGGCCGGCAACCGAGAGACCCCGCGGCGACCTCTTCCCCCAGGAGAATCGCAATGGCCGACCCGACCCACCTGTCCGTCGTCACGCCGGAGCTCCGCCGCCCGCCGGCGCGACTCACCGTTTCCGACACCGTCTACTACCAATCCGTCGGGGCCGACCCGGAGGCGGTTGACCACCGGTTCAGTCGGTTCGTCGCGTCGGACGAACAGCCCTACGCCCGTCGCCTCACGATCCCCACGGCCTGGGTCCGGCTCGACCCCGGGTGGCTGGCCGGCAACGTCGGAATGATGAAGGTGGTCAACGAGGGACACCCCGGGAGAACCGCTCTGCCGACGGCCGGTGAGCGGGAGGCGGACGCCGGCCTAGTCGTTGAGTTGGCCGTGTCCCTGAACACCGAGGGAACCATGGCCGTGGCGTTCGCCCGACTCCGGCCCGGGGAGTCCCTGCGGTTCGAGCCGACCGACCCCGGCCGCCTCATGCTCCGGTGCGTCGGGTCCGGACCCACCCGCGTCCTCCTCAACCTCTACCCGGCCTGACGGGAGGACCCGATGCCCACCGAGGCCTACTACCTGTCCGAGAACGACCTCAAAATCCTCAAGGAGGTCGTCTCCAAGGTCGGGCACCTGACGACCCGTCCACAGGCCGGGGACGTGGCCGACCAGATCCCCAAGGCCCCGGACGTGTACGTGGTCAGGACCCCCTCCGGCGGCATCCCCGCCCTGACCGAGGAGGCGGGGACCGGGAGCGGGTTCAACAACGACGAACCAGGGTCGGCCGACTGTCGCGTTTACCAACTCGTCCCCGACGGGGCGACGTACCGCCTGTTCAAGGCCGGGGCCGGTGACCTCAACGTCGAGGTCCACAACCTCTCGGCCACGGCCGTCGCCGGGGACTCTTGGGTGTTGGCGGCCAAGGACAAGTTCGGCAAGTGGTGGGCGATCCCGACGGCGGTAACGGAGGAGGCCGGGACGGGTGGGGGCGGCGAGGCGGGCAACTGCGACTGTAAGTGGTTGGCCGGCCTCCGGACCACGACGTGCGTGACCTTGACCCGCGGGACCGACCCGACCGGCGCTTGCGACTGTGGTGACCCGGCCGTGAACCTGGTCCTCAGGTACTCCCCCAACAACTGGGGGCCGCACGACGGCGGGGTCGTTGAGGTTTGCGGGGTCGACTATTCACCCCGGTTTGGGTTCGACGAGCAGTCCCGCCCCTACCTGTACCTGGAGGAAATTCCGGGGTCGACCGAGGTCTACTACGGGCTGTTGGTTTGTTGTTCCGGGACGTCAGCCACGTTCGCCTTCGGCCGGGGGATCTGTACCGGCGACGGGACCGACACGGGTTGCGAGGACGTCCTCCTCCTCACGGTCACCTGCACCGACTGCTGCCCGGAGGAGGGGTGGTACTGTATCGACAACGGGGCGGGGTGTCCCGGGATAGTCGTGGAGCTCGTGGGGAACGAGTCCTGCGACCCGTCGATCACGATTTGCGCCGGGCCGTTCCCGACGGAAGCCGAGGCCGAGGAGATTTGCCTCGGGTCCTTCTTCGGGGTCCCGTGCGCCGGGAGTGGTGACCTCCCCGCGACCCTCCAGGTCCACTTCTCCGGGGCGACCGGAGACCCGACCTGGCTGGCCCTCGAAGGGGCGACGATCGAGATCACCTACCGGACCGACGTGGACCCGTGCGGGGGCGGGGTCGGGTACTGGTGGGGTGAGCAGCTGATCTCCGGGTGTTACTACTCGGTCTCGATCTACTGCTGCGGGTCGGCCGAGGAGATGATCGTCGGCATCACCGCCCTCGGGTCGCCCAACACACCGGCACCCTACGGGGGGTCTAGCGTGTCGTTCACCAACCCCCCGTTCACGCTGACCACCACGTTGAACGGGAATTTCTTCGGCGCGTGCTTCGGGGCCGGAACGGTAACCATCACCATCTCGACCTCATGACGACCGACCGCGTCAAAATAATCGTGGACAGGACCACCTCCAGGAAGGTCGCCGGGACCGCCGGCGTGTACCCGAACGCCGTCCCCAAACCCCACCCCCGGCCGACCGGAGTTCGGCACCCACTCCCGTGCGTCCACCTCGGCCGGGTGAAGACTCGGTCGGGGTGTAACTGTCCCCGTAAAGACACGTACGTGTGTGACGCCGGTTTCGGACTCGTCCGGCCGGAGGCCCAGTGCGAGCGGTGTGACGAGTACGAGCCGGACGACGTTTCCGGTGGAGTCGACCCATCCCTCCCGCCCGGAGGACCGCCCCGTGAAAAAGCAACGACACCAGCCCCAACCCCACCCCCGCCCGGCGGGGACGTTCCGGTGGCACTTCGGGGGGTGGGAGATATTCCGGGTGGAGGTGACGGGGGGCGGGCCGACGGTGACGTGGGGCACAAACTGGGTGGTGGACGAATGGGACCTGAAGAGGGAGATGGAGCGGGCGGCGGACTGGCTCAAGAGGTTCCTCCCGTCCCTCAGCCACGACCAGCGGTACGACCTCCTCTTCTCGGACGATTCAAGGGCCCGATGACGTGGTCCTACGGGGTGACGACTGTCCCGGCCCGGCGGGACAGCCTCCTCCCCCGGACCCTCAAGTCCCTCCGGGCCGCCGGGTTCGACCGACCCCGGCTTTTCGTAGACGGGGGGAGGGACTCCGACTCCTGGGCCGACGAGTTCGGGCTGGACGTGACGGTCCGGACGGGCCCGCCGGTGAAGGCCTACGCCAACTGGGTCCTGGCCCTGTGGGAGTTGTTCGCCCGGGAGCCGATGGCCGACCGGTTCGCCGTCTTCCAGGACGACGTGCTGGTCGTCAAGAACCTGAGGGGGTACCTGGAGCGGGTCCCGCTCTTAGACGGGGGGAAGGTGTACTGGAACCTCTTCACGTACCCGCCGGGCCGGCAGATCGAGCTCCCCCGCGAGAGGGGGTTTCACAAGTCCAACCAACTCGGCCGGGGGGCCCTCGGGCTGGTGTTCGACCGGCAAGGGGTGGTCGACCTCCTCGGGAGTCGGTTCATGGCCGAGCGGCCGCTCGACCCGGACAAGGGGACGAGGAACCTGGACGGCGGGGTCCTCCAGACGCTCAAGGGGCAGGGGTACACGGAGATGGTCCACCGGCCGAGCCTGACGGAGCACCTCGGGGAGGAGTCCACGATCGACCGGCCGGGGGGGTCGCTGATCCGGGTGAGCGCCGACTTCCCGGGGGAGGGGTTCGACGCGATGGATCTGATCACGAGTGGTGTTTGAGAACGCCTTTGGCGAAGGCAACCAACTGCTCCACGGTGGCGTCTTGTTTCATTCGGTTCGCCAGGTAAGAGATGACCTGTACGTTTCCCGGGACGTAGCCTCGGGACGAATCGATGCGATCTAGGGACGCCAAAGCGTCACCCCAGCGACGGGTCTCCCGGTCGGCCTTGGTCCGGTAAACAAGGACAACCCCGAGGTATTTACATAGATTAGGAGTCGGAATGTCTTCGATCCCGATGGCATGCTCTATACCGGCCGACTCGGCGTTTATCAAGGATCGTTCGAGGAGCCAAGCCCTCGGGTCGTTCCCCTCCCTCCCGTCCAAGGTCTGCTTCCACGCGGCCCGTTTGCGGTCGCGAGAGGTTTCACAAGAGCGACAGTCGAAGTAGTGTTCCGCTCGACCGCGGTAGTACACGAACTGGTCGATGGATTTTTCCGTTCCGCACGACGGACAGAGGCGGGTGATGATTTGCATTATTTAACTAACTAGTTAGTAGTTAGTAGTAGTCGTGGGGGTTCTCAGCCCGTTAGGGTTAGAAGGACTAGTATACTAGGAGTCGTGGGGGTGGGGCGTCCCGCGGCGCGGAATTTTTCGGAGGGCCGGGGATGCTCGCCGAACGCCGGTACGCGATCTGGCACCGCTCCCTCGGGTACGGCGGCCCCACGGCCTGGACCCTGATCACGTCGTACAACAACAAGCCCCTCGTCTTCCCGACCGAGCAGGAGGCCCTCGACTTCATCCGGGACGGACTGGACACCCTCCGGTACGAGTTCGCCGTCGAGCCCGTCTGGTTCGTGGTCCCGCCCGCGGTATAATTCCCCCTGCGACGGCGGGCGGGGGGTAGCCCCTTCCGGTCGTGCACCCCGGGCCGGTTTCCCCCGGCCGCCAAGCAGAAGGGACCGGCCCGGGCCTTTCGTCAGGGAACGCCCCCGCATGAAAACCGCACTCGTCAACTGCCCGGACACCGGCCCCCTGGAATCCCTCGCCCTCATGCTCGGGGCGGCCGGGTACCGGTGCGTCCTCCCCGGCCCCCGCCTCCAGGACCACCTCAAGGGGCTCGGGTGTGACACCGTGATCTCGGTCGATCACCTGGTCAAGAACTGGGGGTACGACCCGCCGGCGGACCCGTCCAACAAAGACCGACCGTTCGAGACCTACGACTACACCCCGGGGCTCGATAAACACGTTGACCTGTACGTGGACGTGAAGGCCCACCGGAACGGGCCGAGGGTCTGGGCCCGGCACCCGACCCTCAAGGGTAAGACCCTCTGGTACCGGATCAACGGCGGGGAGCCCGAGCACGTCTTGAAGAAGCCCCTACACTGCGGCCACTGCCCGACCCCGAACGGCTGCGACTGGTGGCACCTCGGGTCGGGGGCGTTCAAGTGCTCCCGGAGCAACGGTCTGGCCCACGGCGAGGACCACGGCGACGAGATCAACCCCCCGTGCCCGGTACTCACCCCGAACCGCTGGTACGCGGCCAAGGTCGTGGCCCGGTTCGGGTCGTCGTGGGAGAAGGCGGGCATGACCCCGGGCTACCACGAAGTCCCCGCGCCGTGGGCGGACAAGGCGTACTCGTGCTGGCCCCCGTTCGCCCGCGTCCGGGACTACCTTTTCCCCAGGAAGGAGCCCGGGGCCGGGTGCGGCAGCAGGGGCGGGTACGACGCGCCGCTGGCCCTGGTCCACAACGCCGCGGGTTGGGGCTATGCCGACCTCCTCGGGCCGCTCCGGGAGGTCGGGGTGAGGGTCCACGGGGTCGGGTCGCCGGACGGGCTGATCAACCACCGCGAGGTCGGGGTCAGACTCAGTACCGCATTGGCCTACGTCCACCCGAAGAGCAACGACGCCCCCGGGTACGCCCTGTACGAGGCGCTGGTGGCCGGCTGCCCGGTCGTCGTCCCCCGCCGGCTGATCTGGCGGTGCCGGATGGGGGAGCTACTGGAGGAGGGCGTCACGTGCCTGTGCTTCGACCGGGAGACCCACGACGCCCTCTCGCCGGAGGAGGTCCGGGCGTGTACGGTCGAGGTCAGGCAGTCACTCGACCTGTTGCGGAACGTCAAGCTCAACGCGAAAATGGGTCTGGCCGGTCGGGAGCGGCTGCTCAAGGTCATGTGGGACGCCGACCGCGACGGCCCGGGGTTCGCGGACTGGATGGGGAGGCAGTTCCCATGAGGGACGAACTTTGGGGCCTCGCGGTCACGTCGTTCGCCCACGGTATGATGGTCGGGGCGGCGGTGACCCTTTTCGTACTCCGCCTGCTGACCGACCGGAGGGACCGGAAGTGACCGTGACCTGGGACTTCATATGGGGAATGTTGGCCGGGGCCGGCGTCCTCGTCGCGGCGTACCAACTGGGTTGGTTGTACGCCCGCTGGCAATTCCGCCGCCACGTCCGCCGAGACATCCGGCGGTACCAGGACGCCCTGCGGGCCTGTAAGTCCTACGACGAGGAGGCCCGCCGGGAGTACGCGAGGCCGACCGCCGGACCGCGGAGCGGCGGCTACGCCGGCCCGAAGGGCGGTCCCGGGACGCCCCCAACCTGCCGGGAGGTGTGACGTGGTCAATACGATCGGCGTGGTCGGAGGCGGGGTGGTCGGGCACGCGACGGCCCGCTCGTTCATGGAGTGGGCCGAGGTCCGGGTGTACGACCGCGATCCGGCCAAGCGGACGCACACCGAACTCGTGACCCTCGAATCCGACCTGGTGTTCGTCTGCCTACCGGAAGGGAAGGTGTCGGATTGGTTTACTGGCCTCAACGTGTTCGGGGGGTACCAATACCGGAACTTCGTGATCAAGTCCACGGTCCCGATCGGTACCACCCGGAAGGTCGCCGGGATGGGGTTCAAGACCGTCGTCCACTCGCCGGAGTTCCTGACGGCCCGGTGCGCGGTGACCGACGCCCAACTGCCGAGCCGGAACGTCGTCGGCCTAACCGGTAACGGGTTCAACGCCCCCGAATACCGAGACCTCCTCTCCAGGAGGTTCCCCGGGGTGCCGGTCCTGACGATGTCGTCGGACGAGAGTGAGGCGGTGAAGATCATCCAGAACGCCTTCTTCGCCGTGAAGGTGGCGTTCTTCAACGAGGCCGAGGAGCTCTGCGACAAGCTTGGGCTCGATTGGGAGACGGTCCACGACGCGATCCTCGCCGACGGCCGGATCGCCCACTCCCACACCCGGGTCCCCGGCCCGGACGGGCGGTTTGGGTTCGGGGGGGCGTGCCTCCCGAAGGACCTGAACCAGTTCATCAAGTGTTCCGTCGACGCCGGACTGTTCCCCCTCGTGGCCCAGGGGGCGGCGGTCCGGAACGAGGGCGACCGGGAGCGGGTATGAACGCCAACCACCCGCCCGTCCTCCAGCCGAACCCGTACCGGTGAGGGTCATGGACGTCAAGGACTGCTGGGCCGGGGAGATCACGGACCCCACCACGGACTCCCGCCTCCTCTTCAGGAGGGGCCCCGGGGGGACGGTCGAGATCGTCGACCTCCACGTGGGCGGGGAATACCGGCGGGAGGGGGTCGGCCGGAAGATGGTGGACCTGCTCGTGGACGGGCTGAAGTTCACCGAGTACCGGCGGGTGTACGCGATCACCCGGGCGGAGAACCGCATCGCCCAGGACTTTTACCGGGGGACCGGGTTCCGCCTGTGCGGCGCCCTGAAGGGCTTCTACCCCGAGGGGGACGCGATCATGTTCGTGAGGAACGTGCCATGAGGGTCGGGACCGTCTGCTACGCCACCGAGCAG